TAGTAGTAGACTCCTTGAAAAGCAATCAAGAAATCAGCATGTTGAGGTAGTATATTGTGTACTTATATATATGCTACTTGCATATATATAAGCACACTGAGGTAGAAATGAATAAGTTTTGAGAAAAAAAGTGATGAAAAGGAAAAAGGACAGCTCAGTTTCACATGTTTGGGCCCATTAAATAATAAAATACAACCTTAACCTACATAATGCTAATTAGATAATGATTATAAAATAATGTCTTAATATATTCATAACTGCCATTAGTGATCCCTGTATTGATTGTTATTAGTTGATATGTACTTATAATGCTACATTTCTAGTTTAACCCTGATTAGTTTGTTAATTAATGACCCTGATAACTGCAACTATAAACCCGTATAATTTGATTAGTAAACAACTAGCACATATGATCCCTGAATATATAATATGTCTACATGTTAACAACTCACTACATCTATAATCAGTGCATATGTAATTAAGGAATTATATCTTTAGTGGTTCCTGGTTCGATATTTCCTTGACCTTTTGATCTATCAGTGCCTGTGCAAGACCTCTGAGCTCTGGATCCATATCATCACCAAGATGGAAGTGATCTACCATCTCTTTGCCCCATTCCAACATAAACAAGAGGATAATTCTTTGATCAAGCTGAATTCCCATTGATTGAGTTCGACGCAGGTAAGATTGGTAAAAGGAAGACTTTTTCTTTAATTTCTCTTCTGCTGTGCCAACAGTCTTAGATGCCATTATTGTGTTTCTCATGTCCTGCAATATTGAAAAAAAGGCCCCAAGCTCTGCCATCCCTGCAACATAGATACATGTTGGTGGGCATCGGTCTGGTGCACATGCAAAGACCCATGGTGCATTAGGCGAATCAATGTTGTCAGGTGATGTAGGGTCTCCAGAGGCTGCATAGTCAATTAACTTGTCAATGTCTGCCACATGATTTTTGTCAAGCACATCCTGGCGCTGCATAAAGTAGATCTTATTTCTTTTTAACATCTCAATCTCCTGTGCTGGTGTGCCTGGTTTTACTTCAGGCTTTATGAATGGGCACTCTTTTTCCATGAACTCTCTGATTCTCTCAGACCAATCCTTCACAAAGAATGAAAAACCAATGACCCCCATAACTGGACTCATGATGTTACGAACCTGGATCTGAGTGGGAAAAAGACCACATACTATTGTGCGAAATCTGCCAGGTGTGAGTTCTTCTGCTTTCATAGTTGACTGGGCAGTAGGCATAGAAACATATAAATGCTTTGGTCTCCTTATGCCATTGATGTCTTCAAATGATGTATCATCCTTAAACCTTATACGTGTCCCCTTATTTTCCTTTACAGTCTGTCTCCCACGCGTTGAGAGCATGTATAAAGCTTTAAGGATGATAGGAAGTGTGAACCCTATCACATACACTCCAATTGTATACCAATCTGCTGTTTGGCCACTTGGTTCTTCAATGTCAATTGCATTTACATCAAGGACATTTCCATACCTAAGGCTTGATCTCTCCTTGAGGTGGTCATCAGGTTCAATCCCAGTCGGGTCAGTAGGTTTAGTATCCATTTTTTTCCTGGACACAGCATCTGCCATCCTTCTCTTGTAGTCTGCGAGTTTGTCCTCCAGTGCTGACACTGTTTGTTGCCTGGCTTGCAGTGTGTTTTTATTAACGTCATCTGGGTCCACTTCCACTGCTCTCTCTGCATCCTTAAGTTTTTGTCTGGCAACAATAAGTTGCTGTTCATGGCGGGTTATATCCTCTTGGATATCTGTCAAGTCACTCATTCCAGACTTTCTCGTAGTAGCTTTTCAAGGAGTCTACTACTA